CTCTTTCGGTGGCGGCGGCGGTGGTGGTGGTGTAGCAATTAAATATGTAACAGGGTTAACGTCTCTTAGCACAGTTACAGTTACTGTTGGCAGTGCCGCAGGTACATCTTCTTTTGGCGCACATTGTTCTGCAACTGGTGGGGCAACTGCTGCGACTGTTACAGCAAATGGTGGTAGCGGGGCGGGCGGGGCTGGTGGTGCGGGTTCTTCTGGAGATATTAATATTTCTGGATCAGCTGGTTCAGCTGCCGACGGTGCCGTTGTTGTAACTGGTAATGGCGGCGGTTCAAGCGGTTCTCAAGTTATAGCGGCTGGTGACAATACTGTTGGACTAACTGGTACAGGCTTTATTGGTGGTAGTGGTGGACAATCAAGACGCAACACTGATGGTGTAGGTAATGCGGCTGTTGGTTTTGGAAATGGTGGGGGCGGTGCTTATGCGGGTGGCGCAACCGACAGAGCAGGTGGAGCAGGTGTGGGCGGCGTTGTAATTGTGGAGTATTGATATGCAAGCATTAATTTCCCCTAACGAAAAAGTCATTGATCCAAATACTGGGTATTTAATTGGTGTACGTATTGCAGAAGTTTGTGAAAATCCTTTTGAAGTAGCGCCCCCTTTATTTTGGGTAAGTTGTGCCAATAATATTGTCCCTAATGAATTTTACTACAGTACAGAATATCAACAAATTGTGTTGATTCCAGAACTAACACAATAAAATGCAAGAAGACGTATCTCATGCAGAAATTTATGCTCGACTCATTGCAGTTGAACATAAAGTAGACACCATTAATCAGCACACACAAGATGTAGTAGAAGCGTTTAGTGCTGCTAAAGGTGCGTTTACTGCTTTAGAGTTTATAGCTAAAATAGCTAAACCTATTCTTTGGATAGGTGCGTTGTGTACTAGTATTGGTTTAATTTGGTCTAATTATAAAGTATGATTGATCCAGTAACTGCGTTTGTTGCAGCACAAACTGCTGTTGCCACTATTAAAAAAGCAATGGCACTGGGAAAAGACATTACCAGTATTATTGGTGAGTTTGGTAAGTTTTTTGATGCTAAAGATGTAGTACAAAAAGCAGTTAATGACGCAGGTAAAAAGGGTCAATCTGATACTAGTAAAGCATTAGAAACAGTAATGCAAGCAGAACAACTGCGTCAGTATGAAGATGAGTTAAAGCATTTGTTAATGTACGGTTATGGACAAGCTGGTCTTTGGGATCAGTTGTTACTTGAACGTAATAAAATTCGTCAAGCTAAAGAACGTGATGCTCGTGAATTAGAACGTAAACGTAAAAAAGTAGCTAAACAACGACTAGATTGGGCAATGGGTATTACTATATTTGTTACTGTTGGTATTACACTTGTTTCGTTAGTAGTATTTATTATGTCTGTTATTAACTCACGAGGTACTGCATGGATTGGTTAAAACAAATTGCACCGACAATTGCAACTGCATTAGGCGGCCCTCTTGCAGGATTGGCTGTTTCTGCCATTGCTAAAGCTGTTGGTGTAGATGAAGACAAAGTAACAGATTTAATCTCTAGTAATAAAATGACACCTGAGCAAATTGCACAGGTTAAAATTGCAGAGATTGAACTTAAAAAACAAGAAAATGAATTAGGCCTTAACTTTGAGGCTCTTGCTGTAGACGATAGAAAATCTGCTCGTGAAATGCAAGCAGCTACTAGATCCATTGTGCCCCCTGCATTGGCAGGCGCTATTACGGTTGGTTTCTTTAGTATTCTTAGCATGTTATTATTTGGTAAAGTAGATGGCAATAACCCAACCATTTTAATGATGCTGGGTAGTTTATCTACTGCTTGGACGGGCATTATTGCGTACTATTTTGGTTCTTCTGCTGGTTCACAAGCTAAAACTGAAATGCTTTCAAAGCCTACAAAATGACACAACTATCTAAAAACTTTACACTAGCAGAACTGTGCAAATCAGAAGTTGCCATTCGTCGCAACATTGACAACACGCCTTCTGAAAAAATACAAAATAATTTACATACTCTTGTTACTAATGTATTACAACCATTACGCGATAAGTTTGGGCCTATAACTATTACAAGTGGGTATAGAAGTCCTGCAGTAAACACTGCTGTAGGAGGTAGCCCGGTAAGCGACCACTGCTTAGGCATGGCAGCAGACATTGAAATCTCAGGTATCGACAATAAAGCGCTGGCTGAGTACATTCGTGACAACTTTAAATTTACACAACTTATTCTGGAATTTTACACAAACAACGTACCTGATAGTGGTTGGGTGCACGTTTCGTATGACGAAAAAGATTTAAAGTGCAACGTTCTTCGTGCCGTTAAAGATAACGGTAAAACAATTTATCATAAAGGAATTTAATATGCCAATGGCTAAAGGTAAATCAAAAGAAGTTATTAGTAAGAATATTAAAGCAGAAATGAAAAAGGGTAAGCCTCAAAAACAAGCCATTGCAATTGCACTTAGTAAAGCAGGTGGTTCACTACCCAAACGTGGTGAACGTACAGCTAAAAATAAAGCTAGCCGAGCAATGAAATAATGAAGCTTGTTTATGTAGTATGGGAAGATGCTACTGAACTTGACGTATCTGCTTGGGCAGAACACGAAGAAGAGTTTGTTTATGTTCCTGTATTATGTAAACAAGTTGGGTTTTTACTTTATGACGGGCCTGAAGGAATTGTAATTACAAACGGTGTTATTGCCGATGGTACAGTTGCTCGACGAAACCAAATACCACGCGGTATGATTAGGAGAATAGAATGGTTGACCGAACCAAGTTTCTTGACGGAAGCGGTAAGCGAGTAATTTTACAACTCTTTAAAGAGTTTGCCCGTGTAGATGTAAAGTTTAAACCCTTGTATACTTTACAACAGTGGAAAGAAGTGTTTTTAGAATGTCGTGATCCTTCTGAATACAGTGCTGCTATGGTGCTATTAGGTGATTGGGATCACTGGTTAGAAGTACGTAACCACCCCATTATTAAAACACATATTGATAAGTGGCAATCTGAACTAGAAGTTAAACTGCGTTCAGAAGCTATTCAACAAATGAAGTCGCACGCCAAACAACCTGGTGGAACCGCTGCAGCTAAATGGTTGGCAGATAAAGGATACGCTCAGGAAGGCACCAAGAAGCCCGTAGGACGACCTAAAAAGGATGAGGAGCTACCGCCCCCTTCACTAGGTCGAATTGCTGGTGATATGGCTAGATTAGGTATTGTTGCAGGAGGTAAAAAGTAATGCCCTACATGACTAACGGCAAACGGGATTATAAAAAACAATACGAGAAGTATGATGGTAAAGACGATGTAAAAAAAGACCGTGCTAAACGTAACGGTGCTCGTCGTATGATGGAAGATGAAGGTCGGGTATCTAAAGGCGATGGTAAAGATGTTGATCATAAAAAACCATTAAGTAAAGGTGGTGGCAATGCTAAAAAAAATCTTCGAGTACGTACAGCAACTGCAAATAAAAGTTTTGCGCGTACTAAAACGGGAAAAATGAAATGAAAACAAAAGCAGCTAAATCTAAAGTAAATGCTGCTGGTGTTTATACTAAGCCAACTATGCGTAAAGCTTTATTTGAACGAATTAAAGCAGGTAGTAAAGGAGGTGATCCCGGTGAGTGGTCAGCGCGTAAAGCACAATTGCTAGCTAAAGAATACAAGGCTAAAGGTGGGGGTTATAAATCTTAACAAGGAGTAACTTATGCGTATCATTGAAATTAAATCAACTAAATCATTCAAGCCTTGTGCTGGATGCCCTACACCAAGTAAATGCAAGGCAATGGGCAAATGCGCTAAGAAAATGAAATGAAGAACCCGCAACAATCTTTAAAGGATTGGACTGCACAAAAGTGGCGTACATCAGATGGAAAACCATCTAAGGGTAAGAAACGTTATTTACCAGATGCTGCGTGGCGTTCTTTATCTTCTGCTGAAAAAGCTGCTACTAATAAGGCTAAAGCTAAAGGTAATGCTAAAGGCAAACAGTTTGTAGCACAACCTAAAAAGATTGCTTCTAAAACTGCTAAATATAGGTAACATTATGGCTAAAGATTCTCGACTAGAACGTGCAGGTGTAGCTGGTTTTAATAAACCCAAACGTACACCTAGTCATGCTACTAAATCTCACATTGTAGTGGCTAAAGAAGGTGATCAAATTAAAACTATTCGATTTGGTCAGCAAGGTGTTTCTGGTGATAAAGAACCTACTGCACGACAAGCTTCTTTTAAAGCACGACATGCCAAAAACATTGCTAAGGGTAAAATGAGTGCTGCATATTGGGCAAACAAAGTTAAATGGTAATTACTGAGAAAGAACTTGTAAAACAGGCTGCGGAAGCAGATCTGTTAACTTTTATTAGGCTTGTTGCACCACATCGTGTACTTGGTGCAGTGCATGAAGAGTTGTGTGCTTGGTGGCAACGTGAAGATGCTAAAGACAACCAACTAGTACTACTACCACGTGATCATCAGAAGTCAGCTATGATTGCCTATCGTGTAGCACACCATATTACTAAGCACCCAGAAGCTACTGTATTGTATGTTTCAGCTACAGCTAACCTAGCAGAAAAACAACTTAAAGCTGTTAAGGATGTACTTTTATCTGACATTTATCGGTTCTATTGGCCTGAAATGGTTAACGAGTTTGAAGGCAAACGTGAACGTTGGGCAGTAGATGAAATCAGTGTGGATCACCCTAAGCGTAAACTAGAAGGCATTCGTGATGCCACAATTAAAGCAGCAGGTATTACTGCTAACGTAACAGGACTACACTGTTCAATTGCTATTCTTGATGACGTGGTGGTTCCTGATAATGCATACACACAAATTGGTCGTGAACAAGTGCGATCATTTTATTCACAGTTGTCTTCCATTGAATCTACTGGTGCAAAAGAATGGGCTGTAGGTACACGCTACCATCCCGGCGATTTGTATAAAGATATGATGGAAATGAAAGAAAGTTACTTTGATGTAGTAACTGACGAAGATGTAGAGCTAGATGTTTATGAAGTATTTGAAAGAACCGTAGAAACAACAGGTGAGTTTTTATGGCCCAAACAACGTCGTGCAGATGGTAAAACATTTGGATTTGACGCTAAAGAACTTGCTCGTAAAAAGGCTAAGTACTTAGACATTACACAGTTTTACGCTCAATACTACAACAATCCAAACGCTGTAGAAACACAACTTATTGATCGTAGTCGTTTTAATTACTACGAAAGAAATAAAATTGAAAACTTTAGTGGCGCTTGGTATTTTGGTGACAAACTTTTGCATGTATATGCAGCAATGGATTTTGCGTACACAGTCAATCACAACTCAGACTATACAGTTATTGCAGTAGTAGGAGTAGATGAAGATAACAATTACTATGTACTAGACATTGATAGATTTAAGACCAATAAAATTTCTGTAATGTACGAAAAAGCAGAAGTTGTATTTAGAAAATGGCGGTTTAAAAAGCTACGTTGTGAAGTAGTAGCTGCACAGCGACTCATTGTTACGCAGTTTAAAGATTATATGCGTAGTCAAAATATTGTTTTTACTATTGAAGAATACAATCCCCCACGTAACATGAGTAAAGCAGAGCGCATTGCAGCCATTCTAGAACCACGATATAACAATAACCAGATTTGGCACTACAAAGGTGGTAATTGTCAAGTTCTAGAAGAAGAACTAATTATGAATAACCCTGAGCATGATGACGTAAAAGATGCGTTAGCAGCTTGTGTTGAAATTTGTAAGTCTCCTCTGTCTAGTAGGACTTGGGGTAAAAAAACAAACGTAGTTGCATTTAATAGTAAATTTGGTGGCGTAGCCTACTAAGAGGAAAACATGAACGAAAATATTCAAGTATCATTTACTGACGATAGTCTAGCAAATAAAATTGCAGATATGTGGGTGCGTTGGGATAATGCTCGTAACGTATGGAAAAGTGATCAGCAAGAATTGCGTAATTACTTGTTTGCCACTGACACTCGTAAAACTAGTAATAGTAAACTACCTTGGAAAAACTCCACAGTCACCCCCAAACTTACTCAGATTAGAGACAACCTGCATGCTAACTACATGGCTGCATTATTTCCCTCTGAAAATTGGTTCTTCTGGGAAGCTACTGATAAAGCACCCGAACTAACTAAAAAACGTTATGCAATTACTAACTACTTAAAACAGAAGTTAAAAGCTTCTAACTTCCAACTTCTTATTTCACAACTAATCTATGATTACATTGATTTTGGTAACGTTGTAGTTACTTATGACTATGTACGAGACATTATTAGTGACAATACAGGAAACGTAGTAACTCGCTATGTAGGCCCAAAAGCTTATCGTATTAACCCTAGTGACTTAGTGTTTAATCCTCTAGCTGAAACGTTTGACAAAACTCCTGTAGTGCGTCGAATGCTTAAAAGTCTAGGTGATTTAATGTCTGATGTAGAAACCAAACCTGCATTAAATTACAACAAAAGCGTATTAAACAAAGCAATTCAATTTCGTCAAAACTACCGTGATGACCCTGAGTTCAAGAAAGAACTTAATATGGCTATTGACGGGTTTGGTAGTGCTGATGAATATCTAGATAGCGACATGGTAGAACTGCTAGAGTTCTGGGGCGACATTTATGATCCAGACACCAAACAATTGCTACGCAATCAACTAGTTACCGTTATTGATCGCAAGTGGATTTTACGCAAGCAACCTAACCCCATGTGGACAGGTGCTAAACCTATGTTCCATTGCGGTTGGAGACTACGAACAGACAACCTATGGGCACAAGGGCCGCTTGATCAACTAGTAGGCATGCAATACCGTATTGATCACCTAGAAAACCTTAAGGCAGACGTATTTGACCTGATTGCCTATCCGGTAATGGTTGTCAAAGGGTCTACTGTAGAGGAGTTTGAGTACGAACCCGGTGCTACAGTGTTCGTAGGTGATGAAGGTGGTTTAGAGTTTTTACGTCCAGATGCCACTGCTTTACAAGCAGATATGCAAATTAACGAGCTTATGAACCGTATGGAAGAACTAGCTGGTGCACCTAAGCAAGCTATGGGTATTCGTACTCCCGGTGAAAAAACTAAGTACGAAGTACAAAGTCTTGAGAATGCTGCTGGTCGTATTTTCCAAAGTAAGGTTAGCTGGTTTGAACGTAACATTCTGGAACCCCTACTAAACGGCATGTTAGCTGAATCTATCCGCAATTTTGAAGGTGTAGAACGCATCCGAACAGTTGACGAAGACTACGGTACTGAAGCCTTTGTAGAGGTCACTAAGAGCGATTTAACGGCTGCAGGTAAGATTTATCCTATTGGTGCCCGTCACTTTGGTGAACAAGCACGGTTTATTCAAGAACTAAATCAAACCATCATGGCTGTACAGGGTATTCCAACCGTAGCTGCACACATCAGTGGTAAGGCTATTGCCAAGGCATTAGAAGAGAACTTAGGTTGGCAGAACTACAAGATTGTGCAAGATAATGCAATGATCTTTGAACAAGCTGAAACACAACGTTTAATGAACCAAGTTTCTGAAGACATTCAAACTGAAGCTGCAATTAGTCCTGAAGGTGAAATGCCTCCAGAAATGGCACAGCAATTGCCTCCAGAGGGGGTTGACAATGAAGAAGAAATAATGTAATATAGTATATCTTGTTAATAAATACATACTATATGAATAAAATATTACTTAATAATAAACCTAAAGATAGTACTAATGAAGAGTTTATTAAAGCTTGGAATAATAGTAGTTATACTTTAGAAGCCTTATATAATACAATTAATCATTTAAAAGAAGAAATTACTAGTATTAAAAAAGATGACTTTGACTGTCCTAACCACTATGCTAAACTTGCATACAATTTAGGACAAGTTAAAGCCTTTGATTTTATTATGTCTTTGTTACCTGATACAGCAAAAAGGTGACGTTTTGTTAAAAGCCTACTCTAAGGCTGTCAATTTTAGGAGATAACACGCATGACCAATGCAACAATTTTTGGTGGAGAAGGCGACAACCAACCCACCGCAACAGCAGCAGCGACAACTGATGCAGAACTTTTCACTGCCCTAGTGGGTGAAAATCAAAAATACAAAACCCCAGAAGATCTAGCTAAAGCGTATAATAGTGCTGATCAGTTTATTGAAACTCTGAAAGATGAGAATCGTAAACTACGTGAGCAAGCCGCTTCAGCTAAAACCATCGATGAGGTTTTGGAACGTATGTCAAAGCAAAATGTAGCACCAGAGGATGACAGACCTCCTGCATCAGACTTAACCCCTGATATTGTGCAACAGCTTGTAGAGAAGACGTTACAGGGTCGAGAAGTAGCTAAAGTACAGACAGATAATTTACTAAAAGCAGACGCTCTAATGAAAGAGAAGTTTGGTGAAAAAGCAACGGAAATGTTTAGACAACGTGCTAGTTCCCCTGCTAAAGCAAAGATTCTTATGGACTTAGCCGCAAACGACCCATTTGAATTTGTTAACTTATTTGGTAGTCAGGTTTCATTGCCTACTAACAACATGGATACAGGTTCAATGAATACAACTTCAGTAGCTTCTACTAGTGGTGATCGTAGTAAAGTTGTTGGCACTAAGGAGTGGGCAACGAAGGTTCGTAAAGAAGATCCTTCAACATATTGGTCACAAGACTTTCAGTATAAGCTACAACAAACTGTTTCTCAAAACCCCGCCCTATATTTTGGGCAATAAGGAGAATTAAATGGCTGGTGTAGATTTTGCAAAGGTTGATACTAACCTTGTTCGTGCAGAACTTTGGTCTGCCGAACTAAAAGATGTTCTTCAAGAACAACTAATGGGCACTAAGTATGTTCGCATGCTTAATGGCTTCCCTGATGGTAACCAGTTTACCATTCCTTCCGTTGGTGAACTACCAATGCGTGAAACTGCTGAACTAAGCCCTGTTGTCTATGATTCAATGGACACTGGTGAGTTCAACTTTACCATTGACCGTTACGTTGAGTCAGCTACCTACATTACCGATAAGGCAAAGCAGGACAGCTATTACGCTCAACAGCTAATCGGTATGTTTCCCACCAAGATGCGTCGTGCTCTTGACGAGAACCTAGAATCTTCTGTGTTCTCTCTAGCTAACCAACAGACTTCTGGTAATGCCAACGCTATTAACGGTGCTGACCATCGTTTCGTAGCTTCTGGTAGTACCAATACTGTTCTAGCTCTAGCTGACTTTGCTAAGGCTAAGTATGCCCTAGACAAGGCTCAGGCAGGTGGTACTCGTGTTGCTATCATTGATCCTTCACAAGAGTATGTTTTTAACACTCTAGTTGGTGCTCAGGCTTTCACTAACAACCCTTCTTTTGAAGGTATTGTTCAGGGTGGTTTTGTTAATGAAGTAACTGGTATGCGTTTCATTCGTAGCATCTTCGGTTTTGATGTGTACGTTTCTAACTTCTTACCTTCTGCTTCTGAAGCTGCCGCTTCTACCCTTGGTGGTGTTACTGTTCCTGCTACCCCTACCGTGAATTTATTCATGTCTGTTGGTGGCGATCTAACCCCCTTCGTTGGTGCCTATCGTCAACTACCCCGTGTAGAATACGAGCGCAACAAAGACCTACGTCGTGATGAGTATGTCATGAATGCACGTTTTGGTCTAAAGCTATATCGTCCTGAGTGCTTGGTTTCTGTTATCACCAAGAACACCATCTAATTGAAAGGAAATAGAAAATGACTCGTGCTTCTACATGGAGTAACGCTGACGGTCTAGTAGTAGGCTTTGGCGCTAACATTCCCGAACGTAACGTTGCTGGTGTATATGATACTGATGGTGCTGTTAAAGAAGCCCATCTAGCTATCACGTACCAAAGCTCTAGTGCTAACATTGAACTACCTGCTGGCGCTATTGTGCTAGATGCAGTGCTTAAAGTAGGCACTGCTTGGGCTGGTGGTACTAAGGTAGAACTAGGTGATGGTACTGACGCTGACGGCTGGATTTCAGCTACTCAAGGTGCTGTTGCCAACCTAACCGTAGGTGCAAGTATTGTTGCTGGTGGCGCATATGCCATTGGTGACGCTGCTACTAACCGTGGTCTAGGCAAAGTGTACGCTGCTGCTGACACTCTAGATGTAACGATTACTGGCACATTCACTGCTGGTACCGCTACTATCGTAGTTCGCTACATTTAATGTAGAGTAACGGGGAGGCTCCCACAAGGGGCTTCTCCGTTTCCTTTTGGAGAAATAAATGGCAACCGTACAACACAGTGTATTAACTGATCCAAACCTCCATGAACCAAAAGGAGTTTCTACTGCTGCTACTAACAATATTTACGTAGCTAATGGTTCAGGTAGTGGTACGTGGAAAAAACTTAGCCCACCGCAATTAAGTGGGATCACTACTAACGGGCAAGCAGGAGATACAATTACTGTTGATGGCGCAGGTAACTTTGTACTTACAGGTACGCCACATGGTCAAGTTCATTTTTATAACTTAGGCACTCCTTATACATTAACATACCCATCAACATTTACTAAAGTTGCTCCTACCACTACAGCCGGTGGTATTTCATCTAACTTTACGGAAGCAACTACAGCTAGACTTACTTATACCGGAACAGACACTGTTCCAATTTTTATTACATACTCAATATCAGTAGACCAAACAACAGGATCAAATAGAGATTTAATAGCTGCTATTTATAAAAATGGTGTTGTTGATAATGGTTATTCTGTAATTACTACTACTAGTTCACAGATCCACAACATGGTTGGCACTACTGTTGTTAGTCTGGCTACTAATGACTACATTGAATTATACATGTTAAATAATGGAGCTAGCGGCAACGTTCGTATATATGCCATGCAGTTAAGTGCTATTTTTGCTGGGGCATAATTATGGCTAAATTAACTTTACTTTATATGACGCAGAACATTCTTTCTGCACTAGATAGTGATCCAGTAGATTCAATTGATGAAACTGTAGAAGCTGTAC